TTTCGCTCATTCCCCAATCACGGAGAATCTTGCCCTGGACATTACCCCAAAAGTTGATACAGTCTATTTTCCCGCCGTAAGCATCTAGTTGAGCACCGCTTACATCTTCATTCTCAAGCCATTTACGCTCATCATCAATTACTGTTGTTTCATGATGCCCTTTCGGGTATAGGGCAAGAATTTTACGGAGGGCGTCACTATCATATCCGGGTTGACCAATCAGCCGGGAAAGGTCGAGCGGATCATAATGTTCAATCTCTATGAAATCGCCGTCATTCGGATTCAGAGAATTTGGCGCAGGATAAGCATCAAAAGGATTTACCCGCCAGAAGCCGGGTACAACTTTATCTACTGCTTTATATCTTCCCGTCTTTTCATCATTTTTCAGCACTCTGATTTTATTAGGGAGTGGGCCTTTCATTACCGCAGCTTTACGCTTTGAGAAATCATCAACGCAAGCCTTGTATGCATCATCCCACCCACCTTCATGAAGTTGAGACATAATCAGCCGTTCCATATTGGTGCAGCGTTCTTCAGCAACGGCTTTCGCTTCCTCAAGAATAAGGCCGATAATTTCAGGCTCAGAAGATTCAATCATTCGTAGAACTTGATTTTCGTCGAGTTGTTGACCGGATGCTTGAGCTTGTTGCATAATCGCTTGCAGCATCTCTACTTGTTTTTGCTGAATGAGTTGATCGTGAAGCTCAGGAGGGATTTCAACAACACCATCCGGCTCAACGTCCCATGTACGATCACCGAGAGGATCAATGGTATCAAGCACCCATGAACAGCAGTCACGGCACTTGTGGTAGGTCATGCGTATTGTGTCTTCAGGAAGGCCAGCGTCTTTTATCGCGGCAAGGTGTGTAGGGTCATATTCACCTTTAACCCGGCGCTCATTGGCTAAATCTTCTTGCTCAATAACCTGTTTGGCTTGCCAATTCGTTTGCCAAACAGAACGAACATGAACGGCAAGCTGGTCATGAGGTTCAGGAATATCCATCATGTCCGGGTCAATGCCAGGGAAAATATCTTCCAAATCAACCATGCCTGATTTTTGTAGGGCTTGTTCAGCCATTATTTACCTTTTGGCTTTTTGCCGGTTGCCAGCGATTTACCAGTTATATTTTGAGCAGTCGCAGCCGCCATGCCCTTATCACCGGATTTCTTTTTGATTGCCTGATAAATTTTATCTACCTTGGTATTTTTAGGAGACACTTTAAACCCCCATGAAAAAGAAAGCCGTAGCATGGACGCTGAATAAGCGCCTACACTACGGCTCTGATTAGTTGCTTTCTCATGCCGTATCCACCCTTTTGGCTTACGGTCTTATGGCCCCCTACCCATTGTAGAGAACCATTTAAAACAAAACCGGCTAATTAAAATTAATATTAGCCGGGAATATATTCCAAAGCAACTTTTCTGTCAAGAGAAATTAACTCCCGCTACACGCGACGAGCGCGTGAGCTGTTTGTTATCCCTTTAACCCGGCCTTCTCTTCGAGCCACTTGAAAATACCGATGTCTTGTGGCCCTTCCGCGACAATGCATCTGCCGTCTTTTATCATGGCACAGAACAGACATTCTTTCCCGTCAAGGCGATAATGGTTCATTCCGACAATTCGCCATCCGTGGGCAAAAAGCAAGTCCCACGGCATAGAACCGTTTTGGCGAGATGCAGAGATAACAAGCGGATCGACCGGCCCTCTTTCCGGCAGTATTTGCCCTGTTTTCTCGAACTCGAATAATTCACCGATACCCATTGTCATCTCCTTTGCCGGTCATCCGGCTAGCCGTTAATGCACCGTCTCTTTTCTTCTCCCAGGCCAAAAATAATCCGTGAGAGGGTCTGTCACACTATCCAAAACTGATTGCAACTCATCGAGTGTTTCAGGAATCGGATTATTGAAGCGTTCCCCAAAGGAAACACCAAACTCGCATTGATCGTGGCTGATAATATGTTCCACACCGCCGTATAAGACAAAGCCCTCTTCAGGATGTTTCGCGTCACCCGGCACCCGTCGATGTTCTATCGGCCCGTAAAGCTGAAGAGTATGTTCAGTACACCACTTCTTCAGCGCGATTGTAAAAGGTATCACAAATTCATTCACTATCTGATCGTTAGGTTTTAATTTCATACAAGTTCTCCTTGGGATATAGGTTTAAAGGTAAGCCACATTCAGCACAATTATGATTTTTATCTAATTTTATTACTTTATAAGGCCACTTTTTACAAATACAAGTAATTTCTTTTACTTCCAATGCCGGGATATGAACCCCTTCCGCATTGGCGTTATTAACGATCTGTTCTATCTCATGTTTAAACTTATCTTTCACCTTCTCTTGTATCTGTTTCACTTCAGGAAGTTCTAAAACTGCATTGACAATTGACTGTGATAAAGTAGCACCCGTGCGAATAATAATTAGCCTATCATGGCCTTCAAAGGGCTTCGGCGCAATGTGCATCTTCCATAAATTGAGATTCACATCGAATTGCAAGGTAGGAATATATTCCCTTTTCACAAGTTCAGGAAGTAATTTCAATGCCATATTATCATCAGAGGCCCAATCTTTTATGCCTAAACCTCTTCTCCCAAGCCATCTAGCTATTAAAAGATTTTTTTCTTTTGAGCCTGAATTGTTTTTAGATGTTATCATATAATCGGGTTTTGTTACTGGAGTCCTTGTTACAAGCCCTGAATCTCTCATAATTATTCCTTTCAATAATATGCTTTTGATGAAGGTTTTTTTTGATTTCCACCGCGACCTTTATTATCTCCCGGACCTTTGCGTGTCCGTGTAGCATAGGGCAGAGTTTCACGGACATATTGACCAATCAACCACGACATAACCGAATCATCAAATGTTCCATTGTCAGCCCGTTCTTTGCCGTCAGCTTGCCGCTTGAAGTTCAACATCTCTTCGTAAGTCTGAGGATCGTTAATACCAGGATTACCTTCAGAAATCATCTTCTTTCCGTTATCAATCAGAGCTTGACGCTTACGATCACCCGCCCCGGTAGTCACCCACCCAAACCGTTTCCGTGGTTTATTCGGCGGTTCTTCAATCATCTCCATGTAGATGTTTGGATAATCCGCCTTGATAAGCTCCTGGATCACCTGTTGACCATGATTATTTTTCTCCGGCACAATCCAGGCTTCGTTATACCGTTTCCCTAAAGCCATAAGGAGCGCAGCATATTCCCAAGGCTCCATCTTACCGCGATAATGACAGACCTGTTCACCGGTATCATGATCCAAAACGTCAGCGGAATGGAAATCACCATGCTCAAGACCTTCCGAAACGTCAGCGTCTATAACGTAATTCCCGCTTCTGTCCGGTTCTCTCCACACCTTGATTGCGCCATCCTGTTTGGCTATAAACTGACCACTGGATAATAAGCAGTCATACCGTGCAATCGGCGGCTCACAAAGTTCCTTGAGATGCAGGATTGTCGGAACATCAAAAGCCGGTTCCCCTGAAGATATGAAAGCCTCTTGCCAACAATTCGGAAATTCCTGTGATCTCTGATTTTTATCTCCACCACAAAGGTTCTGCTTCGCCCAACGATACCACTGGATTTGTTCATCAGTGAGATTATATTTTTCTTTCCATCCCTTCTCTTCCAAAGTTACTTTAAAACCATCAGGCACAGGCCGAGCGTATTCTTTCGTTATAAACCACGGAATAAATATCCGAGAGTATTCGTTATTTTCATCGGCATCAGGATTAATCTCCATTCGCCAATGTGCAACTTGATTTTTATCTTGATAAACTTCGTATATATAACGGCAGTTTAGATAACCTTTATGAAATTCTCCACCAACACCTTTTGCCGTGCTTTCGTTCAAAACAGCCGTATTCTCATGGTCGGGCATAGCATTGTCGAGTGAGAGTAGCAAGTCTTTGACATTTTCAGAGGGCCATTTTGCGAGTTCCGAATTTGAAACTGAAAAGCTGGATACCCTAAAACTATGATCTGAATGGCACACTTCAAAATCAATTACTTCGTCACTTTCAGATTCGCTAATGTAGCGTATTTTCATCCATATCTGGTTATTTTGGTTATCAATTCTATATTTTTGAGCAGATTCCTTGTTTTCTTTTTCAAAAGCAATGCCCATTAATTCCCGGAGGCGCATACCGCAATTGCCATTAAAGGTCAATATCCATGCACTTTGACAATTTCTCCCGTAATAAACACCGCCTGTTTTATATCTTATACTCCCCCATCCCAACCCTAAAGAAGCAACTAAATCACGAACTTGATAAACGAGAGATGATCTTATACTCGTTGCAGTTATGGCGTTACTGGTATATTTATATCGACTTGGATATAACCCTTTTGATCCATCCCCTGAAAGATACCCAGTTACAAGCCCCGTACAAAATTCAACTCCGCAATTGAATATCCAATCAGGGATATGTTTACCTTCTACAGCCCCAAAATTTTCTGCTACAAATCTTGCTAGTGGGGTACTATCCAAGCAACACGTTTTTGTTTTTGAATCTTTTTTACTTTTAAATTTGGGAGTGCTTTTACAAAACTCTTTTACAGCCTCATATGCTCTTATTGCAAAAGGTTCTTCATCTTCATGTAAAGCCAATGTTATTCTGCAAGGGCCATATTTATTGACTCCTACATTGCCTTCAGCTAGATAATATCCTATAAAAAAACCTGTCTCTTTGCTAATGGGAAATTCTAATGGCCCTTTATATGAAGGACCAAATTTACTTCTATTGACTTGGAATGGTAAATTATCTATCCTTTCTGTTATATCTCTGATAGGCATTGCTAATTGATGCCAATAAGGGTCAAGTTCACCGGCTTTGACCCACCCCATATTTGTCCAAACTTTATGTTGTGGTGTCATTGTAATTGGCAACCCAAGCCAAGGCTGCACTTTTATCATTCTTTTATTGTCAGGTAAGTCTTTTGATTTAGTTATTTTTATTGCTGATATCCTTCCATAATTGCCTTGATGAGTGACAACAACATCTCCAATTTTTACATCTCTAGCAAATTTCTGTATCCCATGCTCACAAATAATTGGAGTGTCGAGAGAAAGACAACGATGCGAAATTGTTAAAGTCATACCCGATCCAAAATCCTTGGTATTAGCGGTTCCAACAATGATTGATGAATCTAAAGAGTCAGGACTTTTGGGGTTTGTAGGGTCTTTATAGTGAATAACGTGTTCGTTATCTTTTGCTTTAGGAAAAGTAAATTCAGGATGGAGATTTTCGTCAAGTCTCTTACAAATACCAAATAATGTTTCAGTAGTAGGGGGATCATGAGCTATGATACTCATGTTTTGATTCTTTGTAGGGCCAAGATAAGAGATGTTACCTTTACTATCCTCTACAAACTGTCCTTTACCCATTATCATCCAATGGCCGCGAGATTCAAACCATGTGGAAATACCTTGTTTCCTACCCTTGAGACAGTAAAGCCTTATTCTGCGTCCTGATTTTTCAATATCAGCCCAAATTTCTTCTAGTATTACTTGAACTTCATTGAGTTTGAAATAAACAAGTTCGTTTGACTTGTTTTGTACCATGTGATTATGAGCGGCAAAATAGGGATAGTCCCAATTGCATCTTTGGAAATGAAGGTCTAGAGCCTGTTGTTCTGCCGCTGTTGGTTTTGCCATGTGTTTTAACTTCCCGTTATGGCCGACAAGCGGCCAAACTCTTTGTTAAATATTGTAAGTTTCTCTCACAAACTTGATATTAATTTGTCAACCCTGTTTAACACCCTTTTAAATTTCCTCCACATCAAGCCCAAGGACTGACTTCATGAGATGAATTTTGATTCTGTACGCTCGATTCTCTTTTGTGATCTTAGATTTTACGTCCTCAACAATAACACTACCGTCAGATTTTGTGTACTGAAAATCCGCCACATACCGCAGGGCTGGTTTTTTCCTTCCGTGAAGGATAACAGACGGGGCAAGGATAAAAATAGGCTGTAAAACTAAGTTCAAAATTTGTTCAGTCTGCATCATAAACTTCAAATCAAGGTATCTACGTTCTTCTTTTGCTGAATCAAATATTATACCGTCACGTTTCACCTTCTTATTACCATACTTCTGATGTTTTTGCACAGGTTCTTGCACTTCGGGAACTTTTCTGATTTCCTTTTTTGCCGCTTTCATTGCACAACCCACCGGGCAACTCCGGCAAGTAGCATGGAGCGGGTCATAGACCCGCCCCAATTCGCAGATTTTTGAATCGTGGAGACGCATGTTACTCCTGGACCAACGTATAACCACCTTCAAACGGGCCTGGAGGAGAATAACTGGTGTACTCATCCGCTCGTCACAAATGATGCAGCGCATTTACCATCTTTCTTTATCCTTACTAACTACCTTCTTATGTAATTCCCTCTTCTCGGCAAGGTTTAAAGATTATCTGTTATTGTTACTGTTACTGCTTCTGGTTATAACATCCTTCTGGTTATATCATCGTTACAACACCGTTATAACATTGCCTAACACTGTTAACCTTTATTATATCTATTCTCCATACCTTTTTTACCAGCAGCAGACTTCTTAGCGATAAACTCATTTGCCTCATTAATAATTTTTTGGATAGCTGGATAGTCTGATTCACCCTTTTTTAATTCCTTGGCAAATTCCAGTAAGGACATATTAATCCCATCAGGTTCCGTAGCAAAATCCATTAGTTCTATAACATCAATTCGATAAAAGAAGGGCTTTGACATATTACCCCTCTGTCATTTCAGATTGTTGTATCTCCTGTAACTCGTTGATAATCGCTAAGTGTAAAACTAAGCGCACCCATGCCCCAGGCTTAATGCCTTTTCTCGCGGCTATCATATAAATTTTATCGTTATCTGATTGTGAAAGCTGGACTGGAAATTTACAGGGGAGAGGATTCTTGCCGGGCATTTTGTAGCCTCCAGAAACTAAAAATCCTCCGAAGGTGGGATAGCACCTTGGAGGATGGAAAGGATTTTACCCCTTTCTTCAACTTTTAACGCTCTATCCAGCATCGAATATTAAATTTTAAAAAAGAGGGGGAAGCCCAGGAGGGGTTTTCTTCCCCCTTAAACCAAAATGACTTGCTTTGGCAAGCCCGTGTAAACCGACTATAAACCTAGTGCTATTCAGTGTCAATCATTTTAATAATATTTTTTACAGCCTTTTCATCAGAAGCAATCTCACCTTGAAGTTGCTTGATAATCTCTGCCGAGGCCCGGTGGACAACATTATAAAAGCACATTCCACTTGTAAGAACCTTTACATGATCCTCTATCTTTATAGGTGTCCATTTGTTACTCATACCTGTCTCATGTGCATACTTTTCAGTGACTCGATTTCAATTCCTATGTAACGTCTTGTTACCTTTTCGGAACTATGTCCTAACGCCTCTGATACTTTCCAAATCTGTTCACCAGCATCAACCATAGCGCGACACCAGGTTTTCCTTAAAGTATGACTTGCAAAGTTGCCCTTTAACCCCGCACGGAAGCACCATATCTTAACCATTCCTGAAAACACCGGGACCGTCAATGGCTTACCCGTAGTTTCGGAAGGAAACAACCAATCATCATCTTTCTTGCCGACGATCAATGGAGCCACCGCAGCCTTGACAGCACCATTTAAATAGAACTCCCTGACCTTGCCCGTTTTCTTTTCTCGGCGACGGATCACATCTCCTTTTACGTCTCCCACTTCCAAAGTTAATAGGTCAGAGGCGCGGAAGGCCGTATTGATACCCACTACGAAGAGGGCAAAATTACGATAAATATTATCTTCACGCAGAAGGTTTTTTATCCGCTCGATTGCCGCCTTATCTATAATCGGTTGCACCGTGATTATAGAACCGGCAGAAGGATGATTTTTAACCTGATTTTGTTGGCGTGGTGTCATTTCTTCCTCCAGCCTACAATCGGATGTGGCGTGATCCAGATGTGCCGCATATTGGCGACGTTCACTATCTCGGAATCCCCAGGCAAAACCTCAACGGCATAACTCTCACCATAACCACATTGCCGTTTAACCTCCATAAGTTCATCCCATGAAAGATTTTCTTCCCATTGGCCGTTTTGATCCATCGTAGTACGGTTGCATGATATTCGGATTACTCCGTTTTTTTCATCGAATATTTGGGCCAGATAATAAAGAGAGAGGAAAACTGCTATCCGATTTATATCGTCATTATAAGGCCAATTCTCTTTAGAAACAGGAGTCAGAGTAAGAAACCTTTTATCGTTTTCTTTTTGCAGTTTTCTCCGCATAAGTTTAAGTTCTGAAGGTCGCTTCATTCCCTAACCTCCCCGTCATCTTCAAACCGGCAGTCAGCAGCCTTCTCCACGAAGATGCAAGTCCGGCACGGTTCTTGTCCTTTATGAATTGCCTTATGTAAACAGCAATAACAAAGGTGCTCTTTACCTAGATGCTCGATCACAAGGCACATGGTTATTTCCCCCTCTCCTTCCTCTTGTTGCTGTCGGCCATCAGCCCTCTTAGCTGCAAAATGGCGCGCCCCGGATGATGCTAAGTGGGTGCAAGGCGGGTGTGCTATCATCAGGTCAAAGCCGCCCCCCTGTTCAATTAAATCTTCAACAGGCCCTTGGTAGTGATAAGGAGAATTGTCATCGGAAGGGAGAATGTCACACGAAATGACATCATGCCCTTTTGCCTCAAAAGCACGTCGCACTACTCCTGAGAATTCGCAGGCCACCAGTATTCTCATCATCCCCTCCACGCTTCCGTCTTCTGCAAGAGTAAGACATATAGTTGTTTACCACGACCACGACCACGACCCCGACCGCGACCCCGACCGCGACCCCGACCGCGACCACGACCGCGACCCCGACCGCGACCACGACCGCGACCGCGACCACGACCCCGACCGCGACCCCGACCCCAACCCCGACCCCGACCGCGACCACAACCGCGACCCCGACCCCGACCACAACCGCGACCACGACCCCGACCCCGACCCCGACCCCGACCGCGACCCCGACCCCGACATATCAAACCCTGCTCTCATAACTGCGGCGTTCATTTTTGGCTCCGGGGTGCAACTTTAATTTTAACAGCATCAACAATACTGCCACGGCCAATTATAACTTTCCCTTCAGGAAAAGGCTCGACTTCCCAAAACTCCGCTTTCTCTATAGCTTGTGCGAATCGGCCAGTATCGGCAATCCAAGCGGCCTCCTCCAACACCAATTCCTGCGAAGTCACGGCCACAAGAATGCCTGTGTCGATCATCGTCACAGTACGGATCATATAACACGCCCCGATTTCCCAAGGTGAATCATTGCAAGGGGCTGATTGTGAGTTGAACATCTTAGCCAATTCCTTAACTTCGCCGATTGTCAGATCATCCAGTTTCATACATCCTCCTTTTTATTTGTCTTCTCTATAACCCCGAACCAAGAGGCGACTATCACTTCCCCTTATCATTCCTAGCTATAACCAAGTGGATACCTTCTATAACCAGTTCTCGCATTGTTACTCTTTTGCGAGCCGCCATAATCTTTAATTCCATCATTAAATTATCATCAATCCCTTTAATATTTAAGACGCTACCGGTGTCTGGTTTGTCCATAGGGATACTTTCACCATTCCTTTTCAGTTCTCCATGCAAAAACTTATGGCAACTTTTACAAAACCAGTTAATATCTTTGGGATTTGTGTAATCATTATGGTGGCATTCAACAAATTTACCAGAACCACATTTCTCACAAAAATCCTTTTTCTTAATTTCTCCAGTCTCAATTAAATGGATTGTTATTGAACGACATTCTTGACGAGTCATATTTACTCCAATATTTAAATATAATAAAAATAATAAATAAAACTTTCATGATTGTCAACCCCTTTATTCCAAAATCTAAAAAAATTATTTCCGGGAAGGAAAACCACAGAAGTCAAAGTTACTTTGGACAGGTACTCCTATAAGGAGGCAATGGTGAAGTTGTGAGTGTGATACTCAGTGGATGTTACATAGGGGAAGGGTGGGGGTGCCGGAGGAGGTCCGGGCATCCCCCCCGATCACCCCCAGGTAAGTAGGTAAGTATAATCCGCCATAAACATCCGAATCCTGCCGAGAACAGGATGATTCTATAACGGATTGCATGAAAGATGTTAGAGGGAGGAGAGGGGAGCCAGGGGCCACGGTCAGCAGCCACCTGGAGACGGCCAGAACAGCCACCGCATTAACTAAGGTAAGAAGTTAATCATGTATCTATTTAATCTGTTTAACTATGTGCCTAAACTCTGCCGGAATCTCCACCGGAGCACCCGTTAAACGCTTGATCCGATCCGCCATAGTTTCAATTACAATGTCACCCTGGACTAGAACCTTGTCACCGAAGTAAGAGCGATTATGGAACTTTGCCAATTCCAGGCGGGTTTTTGATCGAATCTCAGCGGATCGAACTTGCGTCAGGTCAAGTGAATTCTTACTATGATCGACTATATCCAAAGACTGATCCGCCAGGGAATGAGCCGAGCGCCGCCGTGCCCGTGCAAGAGCTTCGGAGAATTCGGGCAACGCCGCTTCCCAGTCATATATTGTGCTTATATGTGGCATGGCTAAAGGCTTACAAATACTAGTTAAAGTCTCCCCTGACTCTAACCTTTGGCATATATCGGCAGCGAGGAGAGCGGAGTATTTTGACGGCCTACCGGACATTTTAAGCCTAGTACCCCTTGCTTTTTCCAGGTCTTCAACGGTTACTATTGGAACTTTTGAGCCGTTTATTTTTAATGCCATGATTAGAACTTATAGACCTTATAAATCATATAGTCAAGAGCTTGTTATACTAAACGGCTTACCTATAGTCCGTTCACTAAGAAAACAGTTTATCGAATTGTTTAATTCTATAGACCTCTGAAACGCTCGGATCATTCTTTAAATCATTGAAAAATGGCTTGTAATCCGTAATTTCCTTAA